AAGAATATAGCGTTTTGATCTTGCTCGTCTACAAATACAGAGTTTTGATTACTAGCGTAACGCATTTCTCTGTTATATCCTTTTTCTTCATCAAACCATAATAATGGTTTTCTTTTTGTTGATTTAGACTGTAATACATAGGTTAGAGGCTCTCCTCTACCTTGTAAAAAATACATTCTATCTTTTATCTCCCATTGTGGGGTTTTAGGTTGTTTAACCTTTACTTGTACTGGTTCTTCAACCAATACTTCTTTTTGCTTTTTTGCCATGATATAATATAATTAAATAGTTTAAAAAATAAACCTAAAGGCGCCGTTAAGACGCCTTTGGTTTAATTGTTTATAGACTTATGAGTCGTGAGTTATTGAACAACCTGTAATGTCTGAATCAGCAAATACTGAGTTCAAAGCATCACAAACAACAATAAGTCCGCTATTGTCAGCAAAACTTGGAGCGTTAATAGCTCTAGTAATTGATTCAATAACTTTCTTGTGTTGTGCAGAAGTAATAACTAAATCTACCACGTCAACTTCTGTAGCAGCAGCTGAACCGGTAACGGCAGACTTAAATCTCATACCTAAAGATACAGCGTCACTTGCGCTTACGCTAAATCCTAAAAAAGAACTTAGAGGATAGCAAGCCATATCGCCAGATGCATCAATAGTGTCTCCATCTGTAAAAAATAAAAATTTATCCATTTTTTTTTATTTAAAAGTTAATAATTCAGTTATATACTATGATTCTTTCAATAACACAAAGTTATTAGCACCTTGTACAATTACACATCTTTCAGATAAGTAGTGTACTTCCATGATGTCATCTCCAATTGTAGATGCACCAACAGAACCAGTTACCCAAGACTTCATTCTTCTATCATCAGTTTGAGAAGCTCTATATCTTACGTGTAAGAAAGGTCTCTTAATGTTCTTACCAAGTACTTGGTCATAAACACTAGAAGTTCCAGCAGGAACTAATAAACCAGAGATATCTCCGAAACCACCTCTTCCAGTAGCATCGTTTAAGTATTTCCAGTCAGACTTATAGAAGTCATAAGAACCTCTTCTAAATCCTGTAAATCCTAAATTCAATGCCATGTCAGCTGAGTTTTCAAATACACCGAAAGAAGCACCTTGTTGATAACCAGCGTTTAATCCAGCTAGCATATCATCTAGTTGAAGTGCTAAAGATCTGTTAACGAATAACATGTTTTCTTCAATAGCACCTTGCTTGTCAAGGTTTTTAAGTATAGCGTCGAAGTCTGCAAGTGAAGCTAAATCTTCAAATACATTACCTCTTGACTGTACAGCAGCAAATACTCCTTCAGAACCGTTGATACCAGTTTCACCGGCAGCACCAGAACCAGAAGCAGCTAATTCAGCTTCAATCATTGCGGTTTCTAAGTAATCTTCAAATCTTAGTCTAGTTTCGCTAGCAGCTTTCATGTACCAAGAGTATCCAACTTGACCAGCTTCATCAGTAGTTTCAACCCAACCGATTTGTGCTGTATCAGAACCATCAATTTTAAAGTGATCTTTAATAATCATTGGTCTGTTGTTATACTGCTGGAACTCAGGCTTAAGTTCACCTGCCATAGAAGCAGAACCTTTAGCAAATTCAGAACCGTATACGAAAATGTTTACAGCTTCACTATCAGCAAAATCAACTTCAGAAGAAGAAGCAGCATCTAAATCAGCTTGTGTATAAGGCTCAACGCTAACAGTGTGGCTACCAGAACCAGCTGCTGCAACACCATTATTGTTATTACTAACTGCTCTTACAAGACATTTTAGTGTTTTAAGACCAGTAGCATTATCAGTAACGATAATTGTAGAACCAACTCTAATTGATTGGTTAAGTGCTTGTCCGATCTCAATACTACCACCGTTTGATCCACCACCATCAGCATCGCCAATTCTTACGTGGAAACCAGTAGCACTAGAGTGCTTATATGCAATATGTAATCTATTTTGCTCAGACCAAATTACTTGATCAGAACTCATTGGCATCTCAGCGCCAACCATCTGTAAAAATCCACCAATAGTACGATTTCCGTATCTTTCAACTTCTTGTTCGTACAACTCTGGTAAATATTGCTGTGCCCAACCTGCAGTATCAGAGCTAGTAAAATCAATATAGTTTTGATTACTAACAACTGGTCTTGGGCTTGGAGTTAAAGAGAATGATCCCTGTAACCCTAAAGACGTATTAAATCCCATTTTTATTTATTTTAAGTTGTTATTTATTTCTAATTTTAAATTTCAAACCAGAACTACTATCACCACTTAATACTTTAAACTTCATACCACCGGCATCAACAACAGGTGTTGCAGCTGCTCTTGGAGACATATCAATGTTTTTAGCACTCATACTAGTCTCTTTTATAGCGTCTGCTTTACCTTGTTCATAAAAATGTTTAACAATTTTATCTATATTTTTACCAGCATATAAAGCTTTGTGATATCCTTTTGCATCTTTCATCATATTATCTTTGTCAAGAAACTCTCTTACAAAGTTAGATATGTCACTTTGATACTCTTTAACATTTTGAACGTCTTTAATATTGTATCTATAAGTTTTTTCTCCAACGTTAAAGTCAAAACCTTTGAAATTATTATTGAATACAGAGTCAGTAGATTTTTCAAAACGTTCTATCTGTCTTTTTTGGATCTCACTATTAGTGGCTTGTTCTTGTTTGTATTTATTGTAAAACTCTACTGCCTCTTTCTGTTCGCTGGTCAACTTAGAACCCAACTTGACTTCTTTGTAGTACTGATCCTTTAAACCAGTAAGATACTTTCGAGCCTTTACAATTTCTTCTTTGAAGGCCAACTTTTTCTTTTTAATATCTCTTGGCTCTTCAATTTCCTCATCATATGTAAAATTATCTTCAATTAAGAAGTTAATTTCTTCCATATTTAAATGAGGTTTTGTCGTTTTATAATATTCTAATAATAACGCATTGTCATCAATATTAGAATAATCCGCATTTAGTCTAGCATAATCTTCTAAACTACCACCTGTATCTTCCATAAACTTTACTAAATCTTGTAAATTTTCTGGAACTACCTGCTGCGGCTCAGGTTGTTTTTCTACTACAGGTTCTTCAATTTTTTCTTCTACAACTTCTTCTTGTTGTTTTGTTTCTTCTTCAGTAACTTCTTGTAAAACTACCTCTTCTTCTTGCGCTTGACTTTGTTCGGTAGACTCTTCAACTTGCTCTTCTTTGTTTTCTTCAGAAACTTCTTCGCTAGCGTTGGATTCGTCGCGAACAGGTATCTCATCTGCGCTTTGCTCTTGAGTGGACTCATTTTGTTCTTGAAATTGTTTTAATTTTCCTAAATCTAACTTTACGTTACCGTCTTTTGAAACTTCTTTATAAGATATTTCTTCTTTAGTAGCTTCAGCTTGTTGCTCAACAGGCTGCTCTTGTGTTTCTACTTCTTGAATAACATCTTCTTGTTTTTCAGTGTTTTCCATGATATAATATTATATAATTAGTAAATTACCTAGGTTCAAATTGTTCTAGGCCAAAACCGTCTAAGTTATCAAATCCTGCTGATTCAAAACTTTTAGGTCCTGTGTCTTTTTTTCTTTGATCAATCAATTCGCTTTGTTGAGTTGCTTGTATCTTAGTTCTTTCATCTTTACGATCTTCTTTTGTTTTTTCTCTATCTTTTAATACATTAGATTCAGCTTGTCTTAACTGCATATTCATTTCAAATTCTATTTGCATTAACTCTTTTTTAAGCTGAGCTTCTCTTTCTAATTTTTGCATTTCAAGACCAGCTTTAACTTGCTCTATCTGTGCTTTACTTTCATTTAACGCTTGTTGCTTTTGCATTTCAGCAGCAGAAGCTCTTTCAGCTGCGGCAGCATTAGCCTGTGCTTGCGCTTGTATATTTTGCTGTGCTATTTGCTGATCTTGTAACTGTTTAGCTTTTCTTCTAATTTTTAAAAGTTGATTAGCTAGTTTAATATTTCTAACTTCTCTAATATCAATTGCATCTTCTAAATTTATACTATTTTGTTGAAGTGCCATTTGTATATTATTCTCAAGCCTTTGTTTTTCTTCTTCATCAGGTGCTAGTTCTAAAAATATACCAAAGTCGTGTAAATGCAAACTTGACATCTCAGCTAACGTAGCTACATTAAACTTACCTAATGATTTTATAAATGATTCTCTAGTAGGTGAATACTCAATAACATCTGATACTCGCATAGATATACACTCTGCAGTTGATAATGTTAAGTACAAACTACTTTGTAGTATGTGTCTAGTAGCAGTATTACTATTAGCAGCTGCTATTTTTTGTATACCAACTAAAGCGTTTTTATCAGGCATACTACCATCTCTTGCTTCATTTAATCCGGTTACATCACGTATCATTTGTAAATAATAGTTGTATGTATTTATTAATGAAGCTATTTTACCGTTTTTACCACTAGAGTTTATTTCAGTAACAGGCCTTGGGTTTCTATTTAAATCACCATCTTGCGTCATTGATCTACCAATAACAGAACCTGTTTGAAAGTACATATTAAGTGCTTCTTGCGGGTTGTAGTTTGTACCGTTACCTAAATCTATTTCAGCTAAAGAGTCTGCATCTAAATAAACACCATCTGGCACCATTTTAGACATTACTTGTTGCAGCTTTAAATGAGTTAATTGTATCATATCAGCAAAACCTGTAATACGACTAACTAAGCTTTCAATACGACCTTCATATAATCTAGGTGCGCATATACTGTAACTCATTATAGCTTTAGTAGTATCTGCTTTAGGTCTAACCATATTTTTCTTTAATTGCCACTTTAATATTCTATCAGTGCCGCTACCTAATATTTTAACACCTTCATATACTACTTCAAGAACTCTTTCAACTTTTTCAAACTCTTCGTTTTGCGGTGGATTAAAACCACCGTCTTTTCTAATAGCTCTTTTGCCACCAGTTGGTGTATTTTTAACTTTGTAAACTTCACTCATGTAAGTTTTGTATTCAAAATATAATACACTTACAGAGTTATTGTCATCACTTTTTCTATTAGCTATGTTACTTCTTGTATAACTATTAGAATAAGTTTTATATCTTTCTATTTCCTCGTCAGGTAAGTTAGGAAACTCTTTTTTAAGTTCATTAACATATATTTCTTTTACCTCACCTACATAGTATATATCTTCAAAATAAGGTGAATCTGTATGTGAGTAAACTAAATCAGCTGGATCTACATACTCTATTTTAATACCTTCTGATTTATTAAATGAATTTTTTACAGCACCAATACCTATAGTAACTAAATCATGATTAAATCTTTTTGATAAATATTCGTATTTATTTTTATCAAATATGCTATTAATAGCTTCTTCTTCAGCTATTTCAATACTTTGTTTATAGTCTAACTGCATATGCAGCTGCAGCTCTTCATCTGTTTGCGGTAACTCTTCTTTATTTGTTTTATAAATATCAATACCAAACTGATTAGCTATTTGATCATTAAAAGCTTTTGATCGCATATCAGATATAATAGCTTCTACATAATCAGTTCTTTCTTTTATAGATGCTGGATCTTGTGAGTATGCTTTTACATCATACGATCTATCAGCCATACCGTTTACAACTATATCAACAAACTTAGGTATAATAGGTACTGGTTTCCAGTCTAAATTTAAATATGATAAATCACCATTAATAGATAATTCATCTTTATATTTTTTAATAGACTGCTCACCCCTAGCATATAATCTCAGTGAGTGAAAAGACTCTCTAAAAGTAGTGTATCTATTGTAGTTTTGATTATTGCTAAACCACTCATGCTCAATAGCAGCACCAACTCTGGCGCCGTACTCAGCACTCATTTTTTCTTCGTCACTAACAGCTTGGCTAGGAAAAGAAGCTTTAATACCCTTTTTAATCATGTTTATATTATTTGTGATCTAACACCCTCGTTATTATATTTTTTAATACCAAGATTAATTGATTTTATTTTTCGTTCTTGAACTGGTTTATAAAGGTTTTTATTACAGGCCATAAGTGCTAAACCTGAGCTTATTGATGCATCAAACTTAGTTCTATTATTTATATCAAATTTAGCCCAGTCTTCTAAAGTTCTATTAAAAAACATATCTCCATAGCTATTGTCTAGCTGTCCTACATAATTTTCAATATAACTTTCTATAGCGGCAGCGTGTGCTTGCTTAATATCTTCACTAGAATTAGGTATACCACCTATTTCTTTTTCTGTAACTGATAGTTTATTCCAAATTTTATCAGGTCTATTCATAGAGTATCCTCTGTAGCCTCTTCGTTTTAAATAGTATAATAATCTAGGTTTATTGTTTTCACATAGTATAGGCATACCGTAAAAAACTAAAGCCATTAAAACATCTTCAAAAAACATTTCAGCTGTTTGTGGTCTAGCTACATATTCTAAAAAAACTCTATTAGGTGGCACATTTTCCATACTAAACTTAGTTATACCATGCAAAGCTCCGTTAGAACCAAGTCTATCAACAGTTCCTGATATATCGTAGCTGTCACAACCAAAAGCACCTATGTGTTCATTACCAGGATATTTAACACCATTTTTCGTTATTATTCTATTTTGCAAATTTATTTCAGGTATCCAGCTAATTTTAAACCTACCATTATTGTTTGGCATAAATTCCACTGTAGTATCTTTAACACCACTACGCCATTGAAAGCTACCTTGCGTTACAACTCCAGACATTTTAATTTCTTCGTTGTAATCTATTTGCTCGTATATTTTTGTTAAGTTAAACAAACTTTGTTTTGTTTCATCTCTAAAAGCGTGTTGCTCTGTTCTTGGAAACTGTCTATAAAATTCATTTAAACCGTCTTGATCAGACTTTAAACCTTCAACTTCGTTATTCCAATAACTTATAACTCCATCT